CTCAGTTGGTGAGAGCGCACGACTCATAATCGTGAGGTCGCGGGTTCAAGCCCCGCTCCCGCTACCAGCCCGGAATCACGCGGATCTTCGGCCATCGGCAAGAAGGCTCCCGAGCAACCGGGAGCCTTCCGTGTAGCAGCCGTGTAGCGAAACGACTCAGTAGCCGTATGCTCCGGCGCCTGGCAACTGGACGGATTGGCCTGCAAGATCATGACTGCAATCCAGCAAGAACTCGATCACTCCACCGCGAACAAAAGAGTGGCATCTGACATCGTTCTCACCGCCCTGAACAAGAATAGACGGGCTCAGAGTCGGACTCTGGACATCGCCATTCCAGTCCCAAGCATTCGGGTGCGGTGGCACCACGACGATGTGCGGCTCGCGACATCCGGGGCAATCGAAGCGAAGGTTATCGCCCTTGAGTCCCACGATCTCTGCGCGTGCGGTCATTAGTAGCCGTACCCGCTGGGCGCCGGCGGGGGAGGCGTGACGGGCTCGTAGGGTTCCAGCGGTGCCCAGGGCTGTTCGCACCACAGCTCGGGCCACACGCCCGCTTCCACGGCCTGCGAATAGGCGCTCGTGCCCATCGGCGCGAGGTCGAAGTAGTCGCTGTCCGTAGTCGCGGCATCGGAGTCCGCTCGCGCGTAAAAGGACTGCGCGATCTTCAGGAAGGTGGCAGCCTTCCCCTTACGGTCAACTGCGAGGTCGTCGGTCTTGATCGACTCTTCATCCTGCGCGTACTCGGCCGCGAGCGCCGAGTAGAGGTCGCCGGCAGCGCGGTAAACAACGTCACCAGCGACGATGAGCGCCCCCAGGAGCGAGTTGTCGGACCAGAGCGGGTAGTCGGCCTGACCGGACACCGGCGGGCTCAGGGGGACGCCAGCGGTGTCGTTGATCAGAATGCGCAGAAGTCCGACGTTCGACGTGACGTCCGGGGGGAAGACTCCTGCGTTGGCCATGACCTCAGTTTAGTGGACTAATCCTTGCGGCCAGCGGGAACGGCGAGAGGGCCGCCCCTTGTGGGGACGGCCCTCTGTGGCGCGTTGTTTACGCAGCGCCGGTGGACTTGACGACGTACTTCTCGTCCCAGTTCGCACCACCGACGACGTGACGCAGGCGGAAAGCCTTCGTGTCGGTGTCGAAGGAGGCATCGCCACCCTCCTGGCGCACTCGCAGCTCCGCGGTCTCGTAGCCGCGCAGCTTGAGCAGCTCGATCGACGGGCGGCGGGTGGCGCCTGGCTTCGGGAGCATGACCCAGTTGGTGCCGGTCACGCGAGGCGACTCGACGATGGTGATGTTGCCGAGTGCGCCCTGGTAGTACGAGTCACCCGTGTAGCGGATCGAGTTCTTGTCGAACGAGATCATCTGCTGGTTGAGCAGGTACATGATGAAGTCGCGCGTACCGACGGGCACGAGCACGTTGTAGCCCGACAGCGAGCCGACCTTGCGGCCGTTGATCGTGCGGTTCGCCAGCTCGATCTTCGCCTGCCACAGGGCATCCGGCGTGATCTTCGAGTTAGCGGGCACGACAGTGCCGTTGGGCAGCGTGCCGCCAGCGAGTCCGATCGTCGAGGAGAGGATGGCGTCCAGAACCTCGGTGTACTCGGCCTCGTGGGCGAGGGTGGCGATCTCTCGCGGCAGGTCGGAGAAGAAGCCGACCGTGTCGTTCACCTGGGCCTCCCAGGTGAAGTCGAACCGCACACCGCGCTTCTGGAGCTTCGAGTAGAACGACTCGACGCCGGCGACCGTCACCGTCGGGTAGTTCGTACCCTCGGGGACGTGAACCGGGGCGCCGTTGGCGTCCAGGCCCGGGCCGGTCAAATCGCCGTACAGCGAGTAAAGCACCGCGGGGCGGAAGTCCGGCACGACTCGCGTCGAGGCCAGGTCCGAAACGCTGTACTCCGGCTTGTCGAGCTGCGGGATCACCTGGAGCGAGACGAGGTACGCCACAGCGGGCGCCAGGTCGCTCGAGGAGTATGCCTCGGCGGTGACCTTGCGTCGCAGTTCCGCGTCGGCGACATAGTCACCGGCGAGAGCGCGCTGCATGAGGGTCTTGGCCTCGGCGACCTTGGCCTTGGTCACTCCACGCTGCGGGGTCAGCTTCCCGTCGAGAGTGAACTTGTCCTTGTACTCGGTCATCAGACGAACACTCCGATCTTGACGGGCAGGATTCCGGTCTTGTAGACGTAATCCCGCGGGTAGTTGACCTTGCCGAAGGGCGTGTTGCCCGTCGCGGTCAGGGTGACGGCGCCGGCCGAGGTGATGTACACCAGGGTGTTCTGCACGATCGAGTTGGAAGCACCGGCGACGGTGAACTCCCAGGTGCCATCAGTTGCCACCGAGACGGTGCCGTCCTTCAGGCTCTGGCCGCCCGAGGGGATGCCAGAGATCGTGTACGGGCCGACGGCCTGCGACTGGACGTAGCCGTTGGCGCCGACGAGTGCGACGCCGGGCTGATTGGTCGTGCTGAGCAGGGGAGTTCCGGGCGCCGTGGTGTTCGGCACGGGCCAGATCTCGGTCAGCAGCTCGCTGTACGGGAAAACCGCGTTCTTGGCCATCAGGCACCCCATCCTGCGATGCTGAAGTCAGCGTCGCTGCCGGTCTCGTGAACTCGGAAGCGGTCTGCCGCCTCCTCGTGGAAGCCGCCGAGCTGGGTCTTGGCGGACTCAAGCATCCGCTCCGACTGCTCCTTGGCCTTGGCGATCGATGCCTCCGTGATGTCCTCACCGTCGGCGGCGCGCTCTGCGAGCGACTCCGCGATCGGCTCGAGCAGTTCTGCCGCTTCGATAAGCTTCATCGAAGCGCGGAACTTCTCGACGGCCGTCTTGCCCGCGTTGGCGAGTGCCTCGGCGTCAACCTTGGCCTGAGCCTCCGCGGCCGTGGCGACCTTGGACTCGTTCACGAAGGCGTTGAAACGAGTCTCGAAGCCAGCGAGGGCCTCCAGAACCTTGTCCATTCCGTCTTCTTTCTCCTGAGACGCCGAGGTGACGCCAGGTGTTTCAGAGGCCGCACGCGCGGCCTCAAGCTTTGCTTTCAGCCCGGATCCAGCTCGACCGGGGTATGCGACGATGTCGACGCTGTTCACCTCGCTCTCAAGAAGCGCGGTGATATTCCCGTCCTTGTCTGATTCACCCATCGCATAGATGGACAGAGAGGCTTGGTCACCGAGCGACTCAACGACGTCCTTCCAGTGGGGGAGGAGGCGGATCTTTCCCTCAACCTCACCGGCGGCGTTCACGGAGGCATCCTCGTCAAGGACGCCCCACTGGTCGCGGGCATCACGTGCGCCAGGGCCTTCATCGTCCTTAGGGTGACCCCACCAGAGCTTCATGCCCTTCTTGAAGGCGCGGGGGGCATACTCGGCGAGCATCTCAGCGGCATACACCCCACTGGATCCAGTCCCTGGGGTGATGAGAGTCGCCGACCACTTGCCCTCAGAAGCGGACAGCGCACCGCCGGACTCGTGGAGCAGGCGCTTCGTCATACTTTCAATGGTAGGGGCGAATTAGTCCACTAAAACGAGTGATCATCGGTTCAGCAGTTCGAGGATCTGTTCCAACTTCTCGCTGATTTGCGGATCGTTGAACCCCGACATCGAGAGGCTATGCGCCGTCGGCGCGTTGCCGGCGCCATTGCCACGCCCTTGATCGGGGGACGCCGTGGATGAAGTCGAACCGGCGGGACCATCCTTGGGATCGATATCGCCGCGCCGCCACGACTTCTCGTTGTTAGGAAGCATGACACCCTCGGGGGCATCGGTTTCGTCCGTGACGATATCGAGCAGTTCAATCAGGCGCATGCGCACCTCGGAGACGTGCAGTGTGCCGGAGTTCCAGCCGAGGATGATGGACTGCATCTCTCGGTAGAAGTCGGGGTCGACGAGCGGCGGGAACGTGACAACAGGCTCATCGATGCCAATCCAGCGGAGCACGCGCTCGAGGAAGAGCGACCAAGACTTTTGCCGCGCAGCAATAGCGCGTCGCGTCGGCAGATCGAGGCTCTCCGCGGCTGAGTAGCTGGATCCGGCGGCGCCCGGGTCCGACAAGAGGTGCACGATCGATACCTGGACGCCGGTCGCTACCATGGCCGCGATCGGGCGCCCCGCGTCGAAGTCGTAGCCCTTGCCGGCCGAGTTGAGGGGAGTGACGTTGGCGCCGATGGCGGTCTGGCCTGCACCCGTTGCGCTCGCGAGGCGGAGCGCCTGCTTCTCGCCCTGCGTCTTCGTCTTCGGGTCGCTCTTGAAGGCGATCGAGGCGAGGGCGCGGTTCATGATGTAGCCGTACTTCATGAACTCGCTGTACAGCTTTGCCCACGCGATGATCGCGATGGCGTCGGGGATGCCGAGCGGCCAGCCAACCTGGCGGTTCACGGAGTGCACCAGGAACTCCTTCGACTCGTCGACGTCTACGCCTCGGATCTTCTTCGGTCGGTTCTTTCGCGGGGTGGGGCAGTCGGTGGTGAAGTACCAGGCACTCTTGGTCGCGCTGTTGCCATCGGCATCTACCGAGTTCCACGTCCGCTTCCACGCCCATACCTCGTCGTTGTGGTCGGGGTTAGAGATGAAGCCGGCAATCTCCTTCAGCGGCACACGACGGAGCGTTCGAGATGCGATGTCTCCGAGGAGGAAGAAGTTACCGTCGGAGTAGAGCGCGCGCTCCATCTCCTCGTGAGCCACGTCGCTGAAGATGTTGCGCTGGTTGATGTCATCCAGGAATGCTTCATGCGCTCTGTCAAGACGACTCTTCGGGCCGCGTCGGTTGCCATAGTCGGCAGGCTTCGTCTTCGGAAGCTTGACGCCCTTCGACCATGTGTATGAGTGGCGCAGTTGCGCCCCCCGGTCGATGATCGGCGACTTGACCATCGCCATGCGGATCTCCTCGGCACCGCGCTGGATGTCTTCCAGACTCGGCCCCTCATAACCGTCGCCACTGAAAGCGCTGGTCCAGTTCTCGTCTTCGACCTTCAGTGCCCGCATCGCTGCGGACATTGCCTCGCGCAACTCGCCGTTCTCGTGGATCACCTCAATGACCGCCTGCGCCCGGCTCAGAGCGGCATCGGGCGACAGTTCGACGGTGTCCATACCCACCATTTTAGGGTGAATTAGTGGGCTAATCCCGGTCTACCAGTCCGGCATTCCGTCGTCATAGAGCGCCTCATCGATCTCCTCGATGAAGTCGCTGGGGTCGCCGGCGACCTTCGCGCCGTCTGGGATGCCGCTGCGCTCGCGCTCAAGCATGGCGTCCGTGTCGATGACTGCGTACATGGCGGCGTCGGCTCGGTCGGGGGAGCCGCCGAGCACTGTCTTCATGTCGCTCTTCTTGTCGATCTTGATGGCGCCGCTCACGAGCGTGTACGTGATGAGCATCAGCTCGTCACGGAGCTGGGTGTCCTCGGGATCGATGTCCAGGAGACCGTCGCGCATCTGGTCCGCGAAGTAGTCGTGGATCTCGTCACGCCAGATCCTCCAGCGCGCGATGTCACTCGACGAGTATGAGCCGACGACGCGGACGACCTCGTAGTCCTTGTCAGCGAACTCCTCCAGTCGCATGAGGTCAGTCGCCACGCCAGAGCCGACAGCATTACCATCGATGCGAACTTCGCTAGCGTTGGTGTACTTCGCGATCGCGTGGATGCGCCGGGCTGCGGTGAGGGTGTCCTCCTTGCTCCAGACGCCGGAAGTCTCGCGCTGCTCCCTGCCATCCATGTAGGAGATGGTCTTGTCGAAGAGGCGAAGATGCCCGCCGCGATTCACGTAGACGACGGACTCGTCCTCGCCCGTCGTCGCGATATCACATCCAAGAACGGGGCGCAGGGTTTCATTTGGCTCAATCTCCGTCGCGATCGCCTTGTTGATGTGATCTTCGCTGAAGAAAGTGTTGTCGGCATCGCCGGGGAACTCGCCGAGCACCTTTGCCTTGAAGCGGCCGTTCGGCGTCCCGCCGATGCGACGATTGAACTGCGGATCGGCGGGGAACATCTCATCTGGAACAATCTCTCCGCCAGACATCCAAGCGCGCTCTTTGTGAGCAATCCAGAGCCGACTCTGGAGCCCATCGAGCATTTTCGCCTCGATATCGGGATCGTCGTAGACGTGTTCACCGGTCATTGTTGGCAGGTCGTAGGCGGAGATAGTGTGGAGATTCCAGTCGGCGCCCTGGTCAGTGGTAAAGAGGTTGAAGAACATGGTCCCGCGGCGGTCGGGGTTTCCAATGCCGACAATGCGTGAATCGCGCCCCGTGGCGACGGCCTCAGCGGCCGTGAGTAGGTCGTCAGGGAGACCGCCCATCTCATCGAGACCCACGAAGGTGCGGCGCTTACGTGTTCCCTGGAAGCTCGAGACGATGTCTTGATCTGCTGGGCGCTTGCCGATGACCAAGGCCTCTTTACCCGAGCCATCCGGCTTCATGTAGTTCCACTCGAGCGTCTCTGAGATCCATCCAGTCGGCGCTCCCTGACGCCCAGCCTTGTGCTCGGTTGCCATATAACCCCAAGCATCCTTGAGGTATTTGAAAATGACAGTCTGGATCTGCTGCCTACCGTTGGCCGAGACAAGGGCAAGCGATTCCTCCGGCGGGAAGGCGGTAACCCACCACGTAACGAGATCGGAGACAGTGAAGGACTTGCCACAGCCGTTTGCACTCTTGATCGCGTTACGGATCTTGCTGGTCGACGGTGTTGCGCACTCGACCATGATCTCGGCCATCTTCTCGTAGTAGCGACGGCCCAGAATGTCACTCGCCCAGGCGAGATAGTCGTGCTGATAGATGCGCTTGCGGGAGCGCGCGGCGATCTCGTCCATCGCCATGTCGAAGACCCGGGGACTAAGCAGCACGGTACTTCTCCAGGTATTCGATCGCTGATTGCAGCTTCTCGATATCGTCTGACAAAGAGCCCAGGCCGCGGTTACAAGCTCCGCAGAGAAGGCCGCGCACGCACTTTCCGCACGACATACCGGCTACCGGACAGCAGGAATGGTCATGGTCCATATGGAAGTATCTCTTGCCTGGATTCCTAGTTCCGCAAATCTCGCAATGTGGATCAGAGAAGATGGAGACTATCTGATCGTCGGTGAGGTTGAAGTTGGTCCTAAGCCTTGTATGGTTCCCGCATACGCTTCTCGATTTCGCCGGCTTGTCGCATGTGGGAACTAGGCACTTGCCAGACTGTTTCTCCCGCCGAGCAATCTCCGTCAGCTTTTTACCCGTCCTCGCCTGCTCGTAGTGGGTCCAGCAGAGACCGCCAACGGCTATTGGACGACCGCACTCTTTCGCCGGGCATGGCTTGCCCAGCTCGCCATACCTGCGTATCGGGCCAATCGGCTTCCCGGCCCTGAGCTGCTGGTAGTGAGCGTCGCAATAGCCCTTGGCCTGATGGCGCCGAGAGCAGCCATCCACCGAACAGAGGCGTAGTGTCGCGCTCCGCACGCGAGGGGTAAATGGGCGCAGTTGCTCGCCGGCTCTCCACTGCCCGTAATGCGTGCGACAGTATCCGCGGTACGTTACGGGAAGACCGCAGCCAGCAAACCCACAGACTGTCATAACAGGTATTTTAGTCCACTAATGCTGCACATGCCAAGTTAATTTAGGCCTCGATCGCCTTCTTCATCAGCTCACCCTGAGCATGCTCGAGCGCTGCTCGGGCGACCTCATCCCATCTTTCGGCGTCGACCTCGGAACGGAGGGCACCCTTCACATAGGACAGGGCGATGTCGTAGACGCGGGCCATCTCAAGAGCGACATTCCGGTCGTAGCGCTCGAGGTCGACCTCGTTGGCCTGCCGGCGCTTGTCGAAGCGGTTGCCCAGTTCCTTCAGGGTCGCGAGCTGCACCTTCAGGTTGTCGAGATCCCATTGAGAGCCGGGGATTCTCTCGAGCTTGGCGAGAATCATGTGCATGCGGCGGAAGAGGAGGTTCTCGCGCTGCGCCTCGGTGATCCAGTCGACGTCTTCGAGCAGGCGCTGAAGCTGGAGGCGGATCTTGGCTGCGGAAACGGCGCCACCGAGCTTCTTGCTGATTTGCTCGGGGCTCATGTAGTCAGCCATCCCGAGGATCTTCTCATCGAACTCGCTCAGTTCCATATCCTCGGACATGGATCGATTCTAGCCGATTAGTGGACTAATCCTGATTCTGTGATCTAAACTGGCGGAGGTAAGCCGAGTCTGCACGAGAAGAACCCCGCCCGTGATCGCTCCGGGCGGGGTTCTTTCCATTCGTGTCCCCTACTTCTTGCTGATCCCCGATGCGAGGTCTTCTGCCTTCAGGCGCTCAGCCAGGGCCTCGTCGCCGAGGTCGCTGTAGTCGATCTCCAGCTCATCCTTGGTCGGCTCGGGCTTCGGCGCAGGCTCGGGATCGGCCCAGACGAAGTCGGCGTGATCCAGGGCCCAATCCCACATCGCGTGCGAGAGGTTCATGATGTCTTGGCGCCGACCGTTGGGGCCGTATCCGCCCACATTGAAGGTGTCCTCGGGCGTGTGCTTCAACCAGATCGTGTTGGCGTGCAGCGGGACGGCGAGGTGCTTTCCGATTGCCTCAAAGTACTCGATGACCTGCGCGTCGCTCCAGGCATGCTTTACCGGGTCGCGCAACTCGTAGTATGCGCCGGCGAGGATGCGCAGGAACAGGGGCGAGCCGAGCATGGAGATCTGGCGCAGGCGATCCGGCGTCAGCGTGCCATCCTGTATCGCCTGAAGCTGCGGGAAGGCCTTGAGAGCGGCATCGAAGAACGCCATAGCCTTCTTCGCCACCTCGATCTCGTTCAGCGTCTTCTCCTGCTTGACGCCGATACGACCTTCGATACCTACATTGGAGACGCGAATGATCTCAACGACATGGCGTGCGGACAGCAGGTACGGCCCCGTGCGCCCGAGGCGGTCGTTCTCGGGGTCGACGCGGCCGACGAGCAGGGGGTGCTCAGCGACGATCGCGAAGGCGCGGTTGACGACCTTGCGCTTATCGAAGCGCGCCTTGACGGATGCCGAGATACCGAGCGCGTTGTCTGCAATGTCGAAGAATGCCTGGCGGAATGAGGCGATGTCGTCGATGACCTGGATCTCGACAGAAACGCGCTCCTGGTGGAAGCGGTCGAGTTTGCGCTCGAGGCGTTCTACCTCGGCCTCGGCGTCCTTCACGAGACGCGAGTTCTTGTGGTCGGTCTTCAGCGCCCGGGCTCGGTGGTCCTTCGCCTTGGCGAGCAACTCGCCGACCTTCTCAATCGCGAGGTGGAAGCCGAGGATACGGTGCTGGCCATCGAGGATCTGGATTTCGAGGCGTTTGCGGTTGGGGTAGGAGAGCATCCCGAAGTCAATGTCTCCGGTGACGACCGACTGATCCGAGGTGAAGTCGAAGATGTCCGGGGCGCGCAGGATGAGCCCGGGGATGATCCAGTTGTCATGCTGGAGGTAGTAGTCCGCAAAGCCCTGTGCGTGCGCCGGCCGGATCGCGCGGTTGCCGGGGTTTGCCTGCTCGGGGTTCGGTCGCGGGATGTTGTTGATGATCTGGTCGGGCGTGAGGGCCACCGAGTAGACGGTTCGACCACCCTGGCGGTAGCGAGACGCGAAGAACTGGGTGTCGGTGCTGTAGCCAGTGGGGGCGGCTTGGCGTGGTGCGGCCTTGGTCTGGGCCATTTTTGCTCCCTGGAACGAATTAGTGGACTGAATGTGTAGTGTACACGTCCTGCCTCGAAGGGCTAGAGAGGCTAGCGATACATATCTGCTGTGGTCGTTCCGTGGCCCCCGCTTGACCGTGGGGTCGGCTCCATCTAGCTTCGCCTGGTACGCATCGGCTGCGAACAGTCACAGGGTTGGCAATGTCGGTGACGTGGCATAGATTCTGTCGAACAGATGTTCGATACTCTGGGGAGAAGAAATGAGCACCACCACAATCAGGGAGTTCGACGGCGGTCGCTGCGTAGAGCTGAGCAGTGGCCCCGACTTCATCGTTCTGGAAGCCGGAGACCACTGCTTCGCCTTCGACAGGGGCATCTTCATCCGGGCCGTAGAGAGGGCCCTGGGGGCGGTGCTCCTGGAATCTGGGCTAGTGCTGGAGTGAGGAGGAGCGGAGGCGGGCGACCTCGTCTTGGATGTACCAGATCGCCTTCTCCAGGTCTTCGCACTGCTTCTCGACGAGCGTGCGGTCTCCCTCTACCTTCAGGCCAGCTCTCCAGAGGTATTTGATGGCGTTGCCGACATTGAAGTTGCGATGCCGAGTGATCTGGATGCACTCGATACCACTGGGATCAGACGTGTAGTGGGAGGGGTGGTTGACACTTTCGTCATTCACCCCTCCACCTCCGTCAACCGGTTCACGTCGACGACGCGACTGTCAGCGCCAATCTTCACGATCGCCATGCCGTCGCCCAGCTCCCGAACGACCTCGACGCGCAGAAGGCCGTCGTAGAGCATGAACGCGCCGCGCGCTAGGCTCACTGGGTCACCGCCTCGAGTGTGAGATGCTGACCGTCGGGGGAGCGGTAGACCACCCAGGACAGCGGGGCTTCGCCGATGAGGTGCTTCTTGATGTTGATCCGGCCGCGGTCATCCATCTTGACTACGCCGACCGGTGCTGACTTCTCGGTCACTTCTTCTCCTTGATTTCAGGTGCCCACGCGCATAGACGGTTTGCGGGCACGAGTTGGTGGCGGCCGGCGAGGCCAGACACGATGCTCGCGTAAACGAGCGACTCGGTCGCGCGCTGGAATGAGACGATCTGCCAGGAGACCTTCCGCGGGTTGAACTCGCCGACCGTGACGTGCTGGCCGACCGTGAGCCCCTGATACTCGGTGAGCGCGCTCACGCTGCCTCCTTGATTAGTCCACTAAGCCAGGCGATCTTGTCCGGGCGGAATCCCGCCCAGGCGTACATGTCGTACGACTTGTCGGTGTCCCAGATCTTCACGAAGACGATCGGCGCGGAGGTGAGCCCGCGGTCTTTGAACATCTGGAGCAGATTGGCATTCTCCGGCAGGTCGATACCGGGTACTTCCTCAAAGGGGATTTCAGCCTTCTCCAGCGCGCGGATTGTGGTGACGCACTGACCGCAATAGGTGCCGGTCTTCGTATACACGGTGGCTTCCAGGCTCACTCGCCGCCCTCCTTGATCGCCGCGAGCAGCTCGGAGACCGGAAACCATCCCTGGACTTCCTGCTCGAGCGCGCTGTCGAAGAAGTGCAGATGCACCTCGGGCTGGCCACTGTTGCCGCGGCCGTGGCTGACGAAGAGCGTCGGCCTGTCCTCAGCGTGAACGTGCTCGAAGCCGGTGGCTTGGATCTTGCGCATGGTCAGTTGCCTTCCTGCGCCAGGATCGGCGCATCGGTATCCGGCTCGCGCAGCACGCGGCCTCGATATGGGTGGGGCTCCGCGATGTGAACGGGGGCCGCCTGCTCAGCCTTTGGGGCGTCCAGCGCCTCGAGGCGGGCGATGATCTCCTCGTGGCCGCGGATCATGTCGCGGTGCGCCTGGATGAGGGCGCGGACGTCGGCGCTCACGATGCCGCCTTCAGGGGCTCCCAGTGGCGCCCGCAGATGCAGGAGTGCTCGCCATCGTGGTCGATGTGCAGTCGGCAACGGTGCGTGTACGTCGAGTCGCCGATCTTGCGCACCTCCTTCGCCGTCGCCTTGCAGCGGTAGCTGGCGAACGGGACGCGCTCCCCGTCCTTGAGGGTCATGTTCGTGTACACGATCAGTTCTCCCTCATCCAGATCGGCGGCTTCGAGCGCGTCTGCTCGGGCTGGTAGCTGGAGTCGGCGGTGGCATGCAGGATGATCAGCAGGTCGCGGATCTTGAAGGAGCCGAGGCGGGTGTCCCCGTGCTCGTCGTCGTACTCGATGACGGCGTACCCCTCGCGGCTCGGGTCGGGGGAGAAGGTGAGCATGACATCCGTGTCGACGGCGTCCAGGTCGATGTTGGTCATCAGAACTCCTTCCCGTGCTTGTGCGCACGCGTTGCGTTGTATGCGAGCTTCTCGTTGATCATGGATGCCAGATCGATGTTCGCCTCATACGCGAAATCGAACGCGCGGATCACGATGTCGGCAAGCTCGGAGGGGACACCTTCGGGCTTGGCGGGCGCGCCCGTCTCATGGATGGCATTCCCGCCGAGCGGCGCCGAGGGGTAGTGCGTCTCGTCGACGGATCGACCGTGCCGAAGTTCTTCGATGGCCTCGGCGACTTCAGTCGTGATGAGCGCAAGGCGGGACGTCCAGTAGTTGCGCTCGATAGCCGGATGCAATCGGAAGAGCTTCGACATGAAGGTCGAAAGCGTGCCCCATTTCCCAGCTGTCGAAATGAAAACCGGAAGCATGCCGCGGACTTCCTGTCCCTCTTCGTGGAACCCCTTCGCTCCGTTCGCATCGCCGATCTGCTTCTGGAGTGCCCGGAGTGCGTCGATCTTCTCTTCAGTAATGGCGGTCACTGATCCGCCTCCTGTTCGGCGCGAGCCTTACGAACAGCGTCGAAAACATCACCGAGCGGTTCGATAAGGCCTTCCGGAATGGTGATGGTGTCCGCGTAGTAGGACGTGGGGCTCTTGATCTCGAGCTTGATGCCCCTAGCCATGCTGCGCGCCTTGATCTTGTAGCCGTCCTCGCTCTCGTGAGTGGCGTCGATGTTCACCTTCACGGTCTTGCGTACGCTTAGCTTGATGTCGGTCATAATTCGGTTCCTTCGGTAGTGGTGGGCGGCGTCACGGTGTAGCCCTTGGCTCGCAGCGCCTCGATGAGATGCTCGGTCGCACTATGTTCAACAGCTTCGGTGATGAGATTCTGGAGGCGATCCAGTTCGTCCCGGATTAACTTCTGGCCGAAGTTCTGCGGGACGTTGAAGACATCGGGCTCCACCACGCGACCGCGGATAACATCGGGGTTTCCGACCGTGATTGGCTGGTAAGCCGCAGGCCAACCTTCCCAGGGATAGTAGCCCTGGCCGTGCGGCGGCGGGGTCACTCCCATCCATGGCTTTGTCATGATGATCTCGGTCCTTTCGGCTTGGTTGGCCCGTTGTAGATGGCGAGGAGCGCACCGGCGACCAGCGCAAAGAGGATGACGTAGATCACTTGGCCTCCTCCTCTGCGATGATCCGCTCCGCCATCTGGATGAGCAGGTCAGTGCCGCCGCCGGGGCGCACGGCCGGGTAGATGTGGAACTCGCCGTGCGCCGTGGTGCGGGGACCAGGCCATTCCGCGCGCAGGCGCTCACCGACGCGGCGAGCAAGCGCGGAGACGTGATCCAGGGGGCCCGTTTCGGGCTCGTCCACTTCGGCGATGATCTCGCCGTTGTCGCCGTAGACATCGTGGGGAGTCATCGGACCTCCCTCGTCCCGCCGTTGGGATCCTTGTCGGGCCGAATCTCCTCGTCGAGCCGCTGCGAAGCGTCGACGTTGAGAACCGCCTGGTAGCGATCGCGCGTAAAGGAGTTGATGCCCTGCTGAACGCCATACAATGCGTCCTGGGCCTCCTTCCATGCGGCCTTGTAGCCCTTGCGGTATGCCTCCTTCAGACCCTCCTGGCTCGGCTCGCCGTCTTCGAGGCGCTGGATCTCTGCCTGCTGGCGCGCGATCTGCTCGTTGCGCTTCGTGATGACTTCCTGGAGCTTCTCGATGTGTCGGATGAGGTTCTCGGGGCCCTCCAGCGTCACGGATGCGGTCGGCCGAGTCACTTGCTCCCCGCCAGAAGTGCAACGTCGTAGCGGTCACGGATGGCGATGGCCGCCTGTAGCTCGATCTGAGCTGCGATGACGGCGTTCTCCGCGTTCTCGAAGGCGCGCTGCTTGGTCTTCACGCGGTCCTCGGCCTCGGAGAGGAGAGCCTGGAGGACGCTGGATGGGTCGCGCTCGTCGAAGTCGTGGGATCCGTGCTGGCCGTTGGTGTAGATCTTGCTCATCGCTGGCCTCCCATGAGGATCACGAGGATGCCAATGAGGGCCAAGCTGATGATGAAAGTTGCGACATAGTCGCCGGCGGTGCGGGGTTCACGGGGCTTGCCGATCGAAAACGGCAAAGCGAGCAGGACGATGACAGTGAGGGCGATGTACACCCAGGCGGCGATGATGGCGACGGTGGTCACTTCTTGCCGCCCTTCTTGGGCTTGGGAGACTTGCCCTGCTCTACTCGAGGATCTCCGAGTAGCTGCGCCTCGCCGTAGGATTTACTGATTGACTCATCCAGGAGCAAGCTAACCACGCTCGGCCCATTGGGATCGCTGAGGAGGTGCGCGACGTACTTCCCGAAGTCCGTGCTCTCTTCGGGTTTAATGCCGGCCTGCTTGCCGAGGTCCGCGATCTTCGCCTCTGTGGCGGCGCGCTCGTCGGCCGCCTTGCGTTCGGCACGAACCTCGAGAGTAGTCGTGAGGTCTGCCCAGAAGCGGTCGGTGGGGTAGTTGATACGCGTCTTGGAAGCATCGAATGGGTGGAACATGCCACCATTCGCGCGGTAGCCCGGCAAATCCAGTGCCTTCAGAACGGTCTCCAGCGTCTCCTGGCGCGTGCGCTCGGCGGTGGCGGCGTTGGAGCGGCGCGTCTCCTCGATGAAGCCGGCCTTGAGGCTCTCCGCCTGCGCTGCCAGCTCCGCTTCATGGCGCCTGCTTGCCTGGTCGATCGCCTTGAGCAGGCCGCGACTGTACTCATGCTCCATCGTTAGCGACTCGCCGAGCGACTCGGCTCGGTCTCTCCAATAGCCCATGCTCTTCCTCCTTCTGTCGCCCGCGGCGTGGTGTTCCGCGAGATTAGTGGACTAAATCGGCCCGAGATCAGCGTACCACGCTATGTGGGATTTAGCCCACTAATTGTATCAGAGCGACCTTAATCATGTGGAAGGCCCCCTGGAGCGAGGCTCACAGGGGGCCCCTGGGACCACTACCCGTTGCGTGGGAGGAAAGGAGGATCTCCGCCGCCCTTTCAGTCTACGGGTGGTCGAGGGTGTTTCTACGAGTGGGGGAGCGCTAGCATCGGGGCCATGGCCACACCTCGCTCCCTTCTGCCTGCCCTCGCGATCGTGGGCGCCCTGGCGCTTTCCGGGTGCGCCAGCAGCACGCCGACGCTGGCCGAGGAGTGCCGCACGATCAACGACGCTGCGGGCAAGATCGCCACGAGCTTGGACGCCGTGACGCTCAACAGCGTCGAGGCGGCTACGGTGATGAGCGATCGGTTGAATGAGATGAATGCCGACTTGCGGACCAAGCGCGACGCGCTCGTGAACCCCGAGCTGCGCGATGGTGTGACGCGGATGGTCGACGGGCTCCAGATCATCGCGCGGGACATGGCGGGCATCGCGGCCGGTGGCTCGAGTGCGAAGGCTGATGCGGCGATGGCTCGCCTCCAGTTGGCAACGAGCGACGTCATCGCGCTGTGCAGCGATGGGTGATAGCCCCCGGTGATGCGTGCGGGGCTGAAGAAAAATCGCGGGGGAGCGGGCCCTTCGACCTCGCGGTGCTGGTGGGGATGTTTGCGGCTCTGCTGGCGTGGGTTGTAGCCCCTGGGCGCTGGCTGGGTGGGTGAAAAATGTGGTGATTTGTGGGTTGTAGCCCCATGAAAATCCCTGGCCAGAGTAAAAAATGTACGGGTCCTGCCCGCGCCCCCATGCCACGTCCCGGTAACACCTAAAATCCTGAACCTTTCCCCGCCACCTCAAACCACCCCGCGTTGGGCGCCGGCCACGCAGCCCACGCCCCTCCCTGTACGCGTCCCACCGTTACCTATCCGTTACACATTTAGTCCACTAATCTCTACGCATTTAGTCCACTAATCGGGTAGAATCGGAACATGAAAACCGAAACCCTCCGCACTGTTGAAGTCATCGAGCGGCCCCATGACGTCATCGCCGTCGATGTTGCCACGGGTGAGCGCATCGGCTCATTCGACAAGCTCGCCGGCGCGCAGCGTGGCACCATCCGGGGGCGTATCGTTGCCCGCACATTCCCCGCATGGCTGGAAGCCATCGAAGCCCTGGAGCATCCCGACGACTGCGCCTACTGCCAGGCCGGCGAGTCTTCCGCCCACGCTTATGAGCCGGTGACGCTGTGACGTGCGCACTTTGCCACGGGCTCGGCATGATCCATATCGTCGTGGGATGGGAGCCCTGCCCCCAGTGCAAGTGCAAGTGCATCTGCACGCCGGTAATCGCTGGTATCAGTGACGGGCCGAACGTTGATTGCCCGCAGCACGGGGAGCGCCGCTGATGCTCAACCTCATCCTCGCTATCCCGTTCACCCTGACACCGTAGCGGTTTCACTGCCCTAGCGGCCCGCATAGGCGGGCACCGCGCGTCATGGCGCGCTAGGGCACTGCGCGCCGATTAGCGCGCTAATCAACCCAGAAACAAGGGAATACGATAATGGCAGATATCAAGCATGGCGCGCAGTATGGCATCGCATATCGTCACGTTTACGCGGGTACATGCCCGCACGGGCCGCGCTACCTCGTCAAGTCGGACACGCGGCGCTGGCATGGCCTCGTGGCTTGCCCCAAGTGTCACGGGGAGCTGCACGAGGTGCGCGTTACGTTCGCCATTGTCCCGTGGCGCGGGGATGGACGTTACAGCCTGGACCAGGCTATCGCCACCTACAGCCGCGAAAGCATGGCCGATGCCGACGCTAGCCGGCGCTATGCCGCGGATGAGCGCTCGCCGTATGTCGTGCGCACGTTCACTGCCCCGAGCGCCTCCTGACGCTCGCCCTCAGTGGTACACCCGACGAAAGGTTAGAACAATGGAAAAGTGCATCAACTGTCACAGCGCCGTGGGCATGGCATCCTCCCACGCTGTAGGGCTGTGGGATGGGGACACCTACCACGGGGGGGTCTGCTCGAACTGCACGACATACCCGGAACGATTGAGCACTAACGCTCGCGTTCTACTGGACTTGTTCGCCCCGGGGAGTGTGCGCCCGTAATGTTACCGAGATCGACTGGAATGGTGCCAAGATCCTTAGCGCCGCGATCCAGTATCACGGGGCCGTTAATGCCTGACGCTCGCCTCCAGGGTCTACCCGCCATGAGCGCCACACTGCCGCCGCTCATGCCGCCCCGCCCGAACGCGGGCGCACACCTTGACTGGGACCGCCCGGTTGGCTACTCGCACGCCGCATCCATCATCGCCGCCATGTCGGCACGCAACTAGGGAGACACCATCATGGTAACTATCCAACTCGCAATCCCGTCCCGCATCGGACAGATCGACGCTCGCGTCTTCATCACGCGCGGCACCTCCACTGCTGAGTCCTACGGGATCGCGTTCGATGAAGACGGCGCCACCATCGCCGAGACTAGCGCCAACCGCTACAGCGGTTTCTGTGACGCTGAGATCGCCTATGACGAGGCACACCGCCTCATGGCTTGGCGCTGGGGTGTCGAGTCCGAAGACATCGCGGCTGCCGTTGATGCCGCCGGCCTCACGTGCGACTGCGAGTAACCATGCATCCCGACACTCTCGCCGGCGACGCTACAGCGGCCCGCACACTGCAAGCCTGGCTCGCATACTCCGACGCCGAGATAGCGCGGCACGCGCGCTCACAGGGCCGCACGCGAGCATTTCTCGCCCTTCGCGCCCTGGCTCGAGCTGCAACGCTCGCGGCAATCGGCGTCGCGGGGATGCTGGCCGGGTGGGCGGCGATCGTTCTGACGGTGGCGGCTTCGCACTAAGCGACCTTCGCACCGGCAAGCACCGATGCGGGCGGCAAGGCCGTCAAGGCTTCGGAAAGCTCATCGACAGCTGCACGCAGCCGGGCGACCGAGTGCAGCGGCATCGGCGTCAAGGCGCTCAGATCGTCAATCCTTTCTCTGAGCCGATCCAGTGTGGGCTCGGCCTGACTGGCGAGGTAAGAGAGTCGATTGGCTGCGCGCTTACGAGTAGGTTCCATGCTCTGATTTTAGTGGGCAAAAGTTGACAAAGCAAGACTTGTGCACTATCACGCGCGTGCGTCGTGCCGCGGCATCGTCGCGAGGCGGAACAGGTGAAGCGTTCAAAACTAACGATCACCGGCTAGCGTGAATCGCGAACCTTAACACATCGAACCATCGACGTCAACCAGCCGACGACCGAATCCAAGCGGCTCAACGATGGGTTGAAACCCACATTTCGAGAAGTTTTTGACACTCCATTTTAGAACGTACTTATCCTATTACCATATATATATGAATCACATTCTTACTTATGGTCTCTTAAGCTTCAAAAACAAGACTCCAGTGTTTTCAAGGCCTCGCGCTCTCAGCAAACTCCCAGACAACAACACATATGGTCCAAACACAAATCAGCTTTGTGCTTACCCGATTATCACGCGGGGGTCTACTTTCACAACTTTTTCGCCCTCGACAGGCACAAAACAATTGCATACTCGGAAACGCGGTCCGAATGTGTAGAGTGGCCCCGATTCGTAGACCACCCTCAAACTCATTCCTGAGAGTTTCCTGAATCCAACAGATTTAGTCCAATAATCTGTAGACACCGGCAATCACCTTCGCTAGAATCGGATTAGTCCACTAAACGGGACGCCACAACTTCAACCACACCCACAACACCAGGAGACATCACATGTCCGTCACTCTTCCCCTCACGCCTGAGCTTGTCGCCGGCTTCGCCGCGGTCACCGTCCACGCATCCGCCGACAAGGTGATGACCATCATCACAGGCGTCCGGGTGGGCCACCGCTACCTCACGGCCACCGACCGGTACAGCGTCGCCCGCTTCGAGCACACCACCTATGCCGAGTCGGTCGAGCGCCACGGCGAGAGCGGCCCGGCTGAGCCTGACTGGTCCGTGGTCATCCCCGCCGACGTGGCCGCATGGGCGAGCAAGCTCAAGCCGGTCCGCTACGTGGAAGAAACGCTCACGATCACCGACAACACGGTCACCCTAACGCGCGGCGGCGTCGCGGTCGAGTCGCGCACCTTCGTGGCCCTCACGGGCAACTTCCCGCCCGTCGACCGGCTCATTCCCGAGGTCTCCGACGCGACGATCGACGCC